GTGTCTTAGGCGTACTAAAAAACCTACCCCCTTTGCTTGAATTGCATTGACGGCATAACAATTGAAGATTCCAGTCCTCATCTGTACCGCCTTGGCTTCTTGGCACTATATGGTCAACGCTGTCGCCTTCATTGCCGCATTGCTGGCATACACCATGGTCACGATTGACGATGCGCTGTCTAATCTTCCGCCATCTTGTCGTGCTGCCTGTCTCTTTTAATGCACTCATCCTAGAAGTATCCGTTCTTTAAATGAAAGCGTAGAGCATTGCACATTGAACCATAACGTAAAGTTATGTATTTGATGGTTGCATCGATTTGACGATAGGCATCTAGTGTCCTGTAATGCTCTGACCTCATTTGACCTAAGCCAAAGTGTGACCCGTTTTTAGCTTGTGGATTCCACCTAGACTCTTTGTAAATGATTTTGCTAAGGCACTTATATTGCTCATAGTTAATAATCCTTGAATGTGCATATAGCTTGTAATGGTCGATGCTCTTTGTCATTGCTTGTGCGGGTTGTGCCTGTGAAGCAAGCAAGGCCATGCTAAGGCATAGACCCCCCCAAACCACCAGTCTCCGCAGCGAGCTATCAGCGCACACGCGCTCGCTTGCAGAGCTGGATGGTAGCGTGCCTGTCAAGCGCATTGAGTTATCCACACGATTTGATGCGGGCTTACGGCGTGTTGTCCACAGGTTATCCACAGGCCTCATTGATGCCCCCATCCGTCACCCTTGAAATGGACTGGGTTGGCTTGCCATACCCTTGACATGATGATGGTGCAGTTATCGCAATTTGGAATCGGATAAATCTCATTGACACCAGCTGACACGTTTTTTACCTGTCCACACATGTCGCATCGATACTCATAGATTGCCACTGTATGCCGTCTCCTTGTCCAGTATCGCAATACCCAAGACCCCACAACTATTGCATTGGATGACATGGATATATTCCGGCAGCTTGTCGGTGACGCTGCAAATGGTTTGCAATGTAACCCGCTTTTCAACACGGCAGTTATATTCGATTTGCATAAATGCTCCTTTGAAGATTAGCCATAGGGTGTAAATCCTGTTGACCTATCCACCAAGCCCCATCGCTGCGCTTATGTGATGGCCTTCTAGCTACGTTGATGGGTATCCATCCACAAACAAAGTACCTTGGCATTGAGCCTGTTACCAGTACGGCAATGTCCTCGGCTCTGTCATGGTCGCGCAGGATAAGGCAACCATCTTGCCACTTTGTCCACTTGACCTCGATGTTGCTGCCAACGTCAGCTTTGTCTTTGTAACCATCAAGGTTGACTGGCTTGCCAAAGAATTTAGCCACGGCCATCTCTGCACCTATGGCCTCACTCTGTTGTGCGACAAATGCTGGAAAGTTTAGGTTTTCGCGGTCTGTTTGATAATTGCGTTTAACCCATTTGCCTTCCCACTGTCCTCTATACTCCAATGCTCTTTCCAAACCTTTGGCAGTTATCGCAACTTGAGCATCGTTATCTAAGTCCACGCGTATCATTTACAGGCCTCGCATAACCAAATCATTGCTAACCCTTGGGATTGCACATAATGACCGCCTGCCAATGGCTGCCATTTTTCGCACTTATCGCACCAGTCAATGTCAATTGGATTTGTCTCACGCACAATTGTGCCATCTATCTCAATGGTCATAGCTTCACCATTTGGCTTTTTGATGTATAGCTCGGCCATTAGATGCGCTCCTTCCATTTACCTTCACTCGTCAAGACGTACCAAACTGCCGGACATTGATTAGCCTTGACCTTTTCAGCGCATACATGGCCACGATAAGGCTTGCCGTTTTTATCGCCTTCTTTAAGGAGCATGTGACCATGCTTACAAATAGGGGATTCCGATATGAGTTCCCCACCTAATTGGTCAGCTACTTGAGCCACTGCGCTTTTGGCCGTGGTAAATCCTTCTTCCCAAATTGGCTTAGCCCAAGGGTCGTCCTCGATGAAGGCTTTTGGCATTGTCTCAACTTGAGTCATGTCCTCACGGCTTGGCTTTTCATCTGTTCCTAAGACTACACTTGCGCATCGGCCTATCGCGCTGCTCACTGTGTCCTCGACGTACCAGCGTTTCATTTGGACGTTGTAAGCCCCAACCATGCCATGGGCGTAATCAATCGCAGCTGGCTTTTCATCCTCATAATGACGATAAATGCGACACTCGATAAGGATAAAACCCTTTTCCGGATTCCAATCGATGATTGAAGTTTCGATGCGGTTGGTCGGAAATGTGGCGTGTAGCCTTTTGACCTTTTGGTTGACTGTTTCGTAGTTGTCTAGGAATCCCATTAGCGCGACTCCAAGCTTCTACGTGCCGCAATCTTGCCGCGGATAAACCCCTCGCGCTTGCCTTCTTTGAGCCCAACTGTGTAACCGATGGTAAAACCCATAGTTGATGCTATAAGTATCCACATGCCAACTTCTGCAATTGTGTACATTTTGCTCCCGTTTCAGGCAGCTACTTAGCTTCGCTCCCTGCCATAACTGTGACCCATGAGTACGACAAGGTCAAGAATCAGGCGTGTTTTTCGGCGTGTCGGCTGGCTTTTCGTTGTGCTTATCCTTCAAGCCGTTTGACGCCAAAACCGACCCCAACGCTCCGGTAAGGAAAACTGTCAGGGTTGTCAGCAAATCAATAAAGGCTTTGTCATTTGGAGCTTGTGCGCCTAGTGGCTGGGTTACAAAAATTAGCGCATAAAGCATCCCAAAAATGCTTATCATAAAAACGACTGAAAGGGTCATGCCAATAAACACAATAAGGCGGGCTTTCAGCTGCTCATTTGTATATCTTTGCCGTGGCTTGTGGCTCAAGATTGTCTCCATATATGTCTTTTGTGCAAGTGCCGTTGGCAATACATTGAGGCGGATTGCACTCCGGCTCTTTCCAATTTTCATACTCTTGGCACGGGTAACGCGTCCATCCGTCATAACGACCGCAACCAGTCAGCCCTAGAAACAGGATTAGGAATAGGGCTAACTGGAGCGACTTTCGGCTCACTTCCCCTTGAGGCCAAAACCTGCGTCGTTTGGATTGAGCGCACGTAAAATTACAGGCAATACAGCTGCAAGCCCCGCGCTAGCAATCGCCTTTGGCTCGGTTACTCCGGCCATATAAACCGCAATACCAGCCGCCATAAATGAGCGCAGCCATGATGCAGCCATCAATTTTGCTTGATTCATTTTTTTACCTTCTTTGCTTTTGATTGTGGTATTTCCACGACTGGCATATCACCCTTGTAAGGCACATATTTAGGCCGACCAAATCCGACGACCTCTTTGCCGATTGTGCGTTGTTTGACCATAACCATGCCACCATTACGTTGGTCACCAGTTCCCGATGTATTGCCTTCGATGCATGTAACGACGTTGCCTGATACGGCTACCACAATGCCGACGTGACTTATCCGGTCAATGCCGTCGTGCGGGAAGTCCATAAATGCCAAATCGCCTGCAAGTGGGGTTGTGTGCCATCGTGAAGTTTCTTTAAATTTGTGTGCGCCCACGGCCGTGCCTACGACACTGTGAACTTTTACCCCAGCTTGTGCCAGCACCCAATTACAAAATGACCCGCACCATGGCAAGCCGTCGGCCTTCATAAATTTGCCGTAAGGCGTCAGGTTGTCGCCTTCTTCAATATTGCCAACCTCGGCATTTGCAATGCTAATTGCTAAGGCTGCCGTGCCTTGTGGATATGTCACGATAATAAAGCCGTTACTTCTTCGGCCGTTAACCCTAACTTTTCTAAAATTGCTTGCTTTGCAGCAACTTTAGCAAGAAACGCATCTGCTGTTTTAAAACCATCCTCAAATTGTTTTTTAGTGATTGACACGCCACCATAAAAATTAATGGATTCATATAAATCACCGGCAATAGACCACTCTGCATCCGGTAAAAGCATTTTAAGAACTTCTGCACCTGTAGCCATATTAAGCACCTATTTCTAATAGTATAATTGTTGAGGGACAATTGTTTGGTTGAGCAGCAACCGCGGCTGTTCCATTTTGGTTTGCAAATTGTGTTTTGTAAGTTGTCGCGCTTGTTGTGGCTGGTGAATCTAAATAATTGAGCGCGTAGAAACCAATATTTTCTATTGCTGTTCCTGTTTTTAGCAGAACCAAAGTAGTCTGCAAATCAGTTGCTCCACGAAGCAATTTAACATTTACGCCATTTTGTGAATTATCAGCCGATTTAGTAAAAAGTTGCGTAACCAATACCAACACTTTACTGCTTGATGATGATGGGGTAATGGTTGCCGTTAAAGAAGAATCCGCATAAGTCCCACCGTTATTTGTCGTTGATGTGCTGGTTGTGCCTTGGATAACTTGTAGCACTTTGCCACCACCACCAGCGGCAGCAGCCCATTTAAGACCAGTAGCAGTTGTGGAATCTGCTGTTAGTACATGTCCATCTGTGCCAACTGCTAAACGTGCAGGTGTATCAGCTGCCGTTGCAGCAATTAAATCACCTTTGGCATCTACAATCGCGTTTTGAATTGCATTTGAGTCATCTTGCGCAACCCAAATAAAGTCCATATCCGTCCCACTATTTTTTGCAAGCACTTGACCTGATGTGCCGCCTTTAAGGTCTAGCAATGATGCATCTATAGCATCGCCAAGACCCTCAATTGCGGTTGCACCATCTTTGACAAGGTCGGTCGATGTTGGCACTGGCCAACCAAAATTTGGTGTTGTTGTTGCCATTACGCTACTGCTCCAATCGCTTGTAACCACGTTAATGTTGGGCTAAGGGTTGCCCACGTTTCCGCTGCATTTACTTGCTGCCATTTTACGGCAACTTGGCTGAAATTGACCGGAGACGCGTTAAACGTAATGGTTAAATTATTGAGGCTTGACCTAAACGTCCAGCCTTCGACATAACCCTCAAATGAACCCCCGCTAATGTTCAACGGCAAGTTTTGAATCCACACGGGCAGACCCATAAAAATGCCAATTAAGGCATCTCGGTCAGAGTCATCAATTTCAGGGTTGCCCAGCTCAAAGGTAATGCTCTGAAACTTAGGAAACGGGTTGGCGCGTAGGGCAACGATGCGGTCGGCAAAATCTTCTGCGTCGGCCGTGTTTTTAATGTTGGATAAAAACGCCTCACCATACAAGCCATAGTTAGACTGACTTTCTAAATCTTCGGCTGTATAAACGCTGTTGCCATTGTTGCCATAGGTAATGACATACTTATTGCGGATGTCTCCGGCACGGGTAGTGACGGCCAGCCCACGGCCGTTTGCATGGTTTGCGTCTAGAGTCGTGTAGCCATTGGTTGCAAGGTAATCCTGTCGATGAGTTGAATCTGCATAACCAATGTTGCCGTTTGATTCCTCATAAAGCACCCCAAGTGCTGAATTAGCAATTTGCGCGCACAAGCTGTAAATGTCTGTTTCACTTGATGACCTTGCAATCATCAAGAAATCACCTGGGCGGTCAATCTCGCCAAGGCCTAGATTTAAGGCATTTGCCCAAGTATCGGTAGCGGGTGTATAGGTTGCCCATGTCGTTGCGGCTGGTACTTCTAACCACTCACCAAATAAATACCCTGATAGCAAATGATAAATTTGGTCGCCATCTTCATCTTGCGACAAAATGCCGTTGTCCACGATTTTAGGCAATTTAGATAATGCGCCTAAAGCTGTAATCTGCGCGGCAGTAGTAAAACCTAAACTGCCAGTTTGTTGAACGGCAACTGTAAAGTCGGAAATGTAGCCGCCAAAGATAGGCACATACGCAGCGGTTGAATCTGTGACCTCGATGGTGATGCCTGTACCAACTGTGAAGGTGTAAATGTCATTGTTAAAATTAAGCAATTGCAGTTGGCAATATCCGGCGACTGGCTGTTGATAAATGTCCGTCCGGCCTGACTGGATTGTTAAATCTGCAACTGTGACGTCGGTAAGCTCGACGCCATTAATTAGGACTTTATATGTTGGCGTGTAAATGGTCATGCAAATACAAGCCCTGACCCGCCAAGCGTGCCACGTGCGGATGAATCGTTTAGCAAACCAACAATTTGGCGGGCTGTTGATTCAGGGTCAATTGCTCCATTGACTGTGATGCTGGTAGTTCTGCCGGCTGCAAAGGCTCGCAAACGGGCATCAGAATCCATAATTTCAGGCGACAAACTTGGCGTTACGCTAGTTGCCGCTGTGTTAAATCCCGCATTTGAAAATGATGCTCCGCTAGATGATGATGCGCCAGTAAAAAAGTTAGTCACAGGGTTATTCTTTAGAAAATCTATAAACTGTTTGGCCTTATTGTAAATAGCATTAAGCTTGTCAACAAAGCCAGCAAAGATATTAATAAGTCCGGCAACGACTTTGCCTAATCCTTCAAACGCTAAACCTAGAGTTTTACCCAAAATAGGCGCAAGAGTGTCACGGGCAAATTCAGCGATTCTTTGCATGAAATTAAAAAACGGCTGTAATTCTTCATTGTTTGCCGCCAAGGAATTGCGCACACTATTAAAGGCAGATTTTACGCCATCGATGATTGGCTGAATAGCCCGCATGACGGGTTGCAATTTATCGCCTATGTTGCTGGTAAAGTCTTGAATTGCTGGAATTACTTTACTTACAATAAGTTCAACCATAGGCGTAATCGCTGTAAGAATATAAGAACCAATTGTTTCTTTACCTTCATCAAAAGCTATTTGAAGTCTGCGCAATTTTCCTTCAAAGGTATTTGCTTCTTGCTCTGCAAATCCCGCAAAAGAAGTTCTTAAATTTTCATAAACTTTATTAAAATCTTTTGTTTTTAAAACCGATTGGTCAATGCCTAACCCAAGTTTGCCAAGAGCGTTTGTGTTCCCGTCGTAGGCTTTGCCAAGGCTGTTAGCAATTAGTTCAAGTGGCTTACCCGTTGCGGACGATATATCCATAGCCAAATTAAGTAACTTTTGACTTTCTTCAACGTCTTTAGTGCTTCTAGTTAAACGAGCAAAAGCAGGGCGCAACTCATCGTCCGTAACGCCTTTGGCTAAAGAAGTTTTGGTTATGTAATCCTCAACGGCAGCAATTTGACCCTTAGTTGCTTTAGTTGTATTTTCAATAGTTTTAGCAAGCAAGCGTTGGGCAGCTTCGTCTGCTGCCGCATTTTTTACCATTTCAATGCTAGCCGCTACAGCAGCCGTACCAACTGCCGCAAATGCCAAAGCGGCTTTTTTGCCATATTCTGAAATTTTTTGCCCAAAACTTGTAACTTCGTTATCTGCACCTTTAAGGTTTTTGTTAAAGTTATCGACGTCGGCTAATAGCTTGAGCGTTAATGCGCGTGTACCTTGTGCCATTAGCCCCACTCCTTCAAAATCTTGTTAAATGCTGCGCTCCAACGTTCGACAATTTCGGGTTGGATTTTGCGCAATGTTGGATAGATAAACCATCCGCGTGACCCTCGACCTTGACGGCCTGACCACACTGGGAATTGCTTGTACTTATTTGAGCCAAATTCTGACCCACCCCAAATGTCTCGCGTGGTTGCACCGCCGCTAAACTTTTGAGACGCAAACCCATAAGTCACTTCGCCGATTTTGCTGGACTTTTTGACCCGTGCGCCACTGGCAATGCGACCTGCGACGGCTCGACTTTGTAGCCCGTTGGCAGTTCCGATAATTTGAGTCCGCGCGTAATCGGCTAAATTGCCGGACTGCCTTTTAGCTTCATCTTGTGCAGCTTCGTCCATATTTTTTAACGCCTTAAAAACGGCACGCAGTTCGGTTTGGTCAAGAGCTATTGGGTCGGTCACTTTGTCCTCGCTTCCAATATCTCAACTGCGGTCAATATGTCCTCGGCTGTTTGCCAATGAACCATAGGGATTTGCGTGGCAATTGCCAGCTCAACAATTAGTCGGCTGACACTTCCGCGCTCATGGCTTTTGGGTCGCCTTCACCAACTTCGACGTCTGCAACTGATTCCATCCAAGCATCAAATGGCTTGGTTGGCTTACTGCCTGCATCGCGCTTCATGGCTAGGTGTGCAACAAACAAAATGTCCCACATGCCGCCAAACTGGGAAATGACTTTTTTGGTAGTCATCTCCCAGCGGGCGTAATCAGGTGGGCGCACCATGTAGGTTGCATCTGTCCCATCATTATATTTAATTGTTATTTGCTGTTGCATTTGTTTGCTCCCGTCGTTTGTTTTTAGCTAAAAGTCTCTGTGACTTCGCCCTTTGGTACTAGGAAAGTGTAAGACACTGTCTGCGCGTCCATGCCTGACCCGCCCACTGTTGGGTAGGAAGGTTTAATTGGAAACACAAATTGCGCTCCGGTTGCAGCTGTTAAAGTCACTGAAATGTCTGTGTCCGGTGCTGTATCACACGCAGTCCAAAGTGCCTCGCACACTGAATTAGCCTTGCCCCAGTCCGCAAGCATGTCAAGCTGGAAACCAGCTGTCACGTTTGTGGTTTTGTACGCTTCACCATCTAGTGTTTGATAGGTCTGTCGGTCTAAAACCTTTGTCAATACTGCGTTTGTAGCCTGCGCCTCGATGTCCGTTCCACCAGTAAAGGACAAGGTTATGTCGCGGCCTGTGATTACTACTGTTGCCATGATGTCTCCTTATGTTGTTTGTGTGTAGTAGGTAGAAACTCGAACGTCGGCGATTAGCAGCGTCGATGCTCCAACTTGTGTAACTGTTGGCCTTTCGACCACGCTGACAACGTACCCAGTTGGGATGACTGCCAGCACACTCATGATTAGCTGCTCGATATTGTCGAGCGATGCTGGGTTGCTGTTATAAGCAACCGCGACTGAAATTGTAAAATTGATTTTGACGTGTAACGTACTTTTGCTGATTGTCTCAAGCTCAAGATAAGGCGTATCCGGTACGACAACCACGGCAGGCGGGATAATTGTTTCGGGTACGTAGCTGTACACGTTGCCTGCAACAGATGCTAAGGCAGTGGCCAGTGGTGTCCGTACCTGACTTAAAATAGTGGATGCTGGCATTTACTGGCACACTGTCTCAACGTCAAGATACGGCATAAGCAAAGTTGACACGCGGTTGGTCAAGCTGCGACCCATGCGGTAAGGCGTAGCGGTAAAATCTAAGCCCTCAATTTGTCCACCAGCTGCAACGCGTGATTGAAATACTTCAACGGATACGGCAAGGATGGCTGACTCAATGGCATCATTGCCTGTGTAGATATTGACAGCTGAATAACCGGAAAGTGTTGCAGTGCCGCTTGGAATTATCTCGCGCAAAGTGACGTCGGCATTTGTCCTAGCTGCCGTAAAATAATATGCACCAGCGGTCACGACTGTGACTGTCGCGCTAAAAGGTGCTGGAAGTCCAGCCACAATGATTGACTGACCCGCGACAAAATGATGCTCGCGCTCGGTGTAATAATAGGCTTCGTTGTTATTTAGCTTGTAGGCATTGACGGCTGATGTATTTGCCACAAGCATCGGCAAAATTACGGCTTCTGCCGTGTTAATTATTTCGTTTAAATAAGCGTCATCGTATAAGGCAATACTCACGCCCAACACCTGACGCAGCTGGGCGGCAGTCACAATGTTGGGCATGAGTATTCCTTTCGTTCGACTCGGCTGACACGGGAGCGCGCCAGCCGATGATTAATGTGGCTTACGCCTTGTTATTCTTGAAAGCTCCGGCCGCAATCTTTGTTGCCGCTGCTCCAAATGAATAGACGCCAACTGTGATTGAACCATCCGCAGTTGATTCAGCGCGTAGCTGATACTGGGTTGACTCGTACCATGTGTAAGCATCAGGGTTGACGATAAGGATAGTTCCATCCCCGTCGCCGCCATTTGTTGGGTCAACGTAAAGGTTAAGTCCTGCAACGTTGCCAAGAAGTGATGTTGGGACTACTGCGCCACCAGCATTTGAAGGCTGTGAAGCTGTGTAGATAGGACGTCCTGCATCATTTAGACCCATGATGTTTGACCACTGTCCAGTTGAAACAATCATGTTTCGTGCAAATGGGTTAGGCAATCCTGCTGTTGAGCCATAGACGCTAGCTGCGCCACGTGCTGTAATTCCAAGTAGCTCTGCGGCTGTTGGATATGTTGCAACTGTTGTTGCATCGGTTGTCGCAGCTGAAATAAGGATGCCGTTAACGTATGAGTTCTGCGCCTTAGCCATGGCCGCAACCATATTTCTAAGAAGCTCATCATAAAAGACGGGGCTAGTCCTTGTGAATAGCTCCACGGAAAATTTCTGCTGGCCAGCAAACTTTTTTACGTCAACTGAAACAAACGCTGCGTTTTGGTCTGTTTCTGAAAACGCTGCATCTTCAGCTGTAACTGCAACTGTTGGCGCAACTGTAATTTTGGGAATTTCAAATGTCATACCAGCATCAGGCAATGTGCCACGGCTGATTGCATCGATGGATGGACGGATTGTTGTAGAAAGTCCGTTAATGACTTCTGCAAGCTGACGTGTTGGTACAAGACCAGCATTGTCGGTTGTGTTGTCAGCTGCTAAGACATACTGACGGGCATCTTCGTTTCCTAGTGCAGCCTGTACCTTGTTTTCAAGATACTTTGCTGCGGTCATTTCGATGCGTGGTTTTGTTGTAAATCTGCCAACTGCTGTAGCAGATGCGGTTACTGACTGTGCGGCTTCGACCGACTCGACGGCTTCCGCGGTTGTGACGGCGTTATCCACTTCGTCTCCTTCTGTTGTTGGTTGGGTATCTGCATCCTCTGTTGTGGATTCAGAATCTTCGTTTTCTTCGCCTTCTGTGGCGGCTACTGACTCGACACGTGCGCTGCGGATTGCTGGCTCACTTGTCAATGCGACGGCTGTAAGTTCACCCTTTAGGATGCGTACTGTTCCATCCTTAAGTGTTTCATATTCGTCAAATGAAACTTCTACGCTGAATCCATCGCGCAAACCTTCGGCAGCTTCTACAAGCGCGTCATTGCCAGCACTTGTTTGAGCGATTTTAAAGGTAGCTGTGATTTCTGTGTCCGTCTGCTCCATGCTTAAGGTTTTGCCAATTCTGCGTGTGCGGTCATGCTCAAGATTAAGCAAAACTGGCTGGGCTTCAATTGAGTTGGTTGCAAACTGAACTTTGCCAATTGATGCGTTACCAGTTTCCTCAAATGACACGATGCGACCAGTGATTGTCCGGCTATCGGAATCGGTTGCCGTAATTGTCATGGGTGTGATTACTTTTTTCATAGCAGCATATCTTCTTCCTCGCGTATTTCATCGACTGACATTGCGCCAACTCGATTTAAGATTTCATACACTTGCGCGCGCTCGTAAGGGTTGCCACGCAAGAAATCATCAAGGTCAAACTTAACTTCTTGGCCAGCTGGGACAAAATCCGCAAAAGATAGACGCTGTTCAATCTGCGACATGTAATTTCTAAAGGCAAAATCTACAAGGTCGCGCCTCTTGTCCAAGGCGTTGCTGTAAGTAAATGTGGACTGTTGTGCATCAACAAAATATGCAGGCAAGCCACATGCACGGGCTAATTCCAACGCCACATAATTGCGCGCTTCGTTTAGCTGGATGCTTTTTGGGTCATAGCCCAGGGTTTCCATAGTGACGTCAGCATTTAAAAATGCAGTTGATTTATTTTGTCGTGCTGTACGCCATGAAGATAACAATTTTGCAACGCGGTCAGCCGGTAGCGATGTACCATTTGACTTCAAAACCATTTGCGGAATTGGCTCATTTGCAAAGTTCATTGCGCTACGTTCAAGTGCAGCTGCGGCCTTAATTGTGCGGCCTGCGCGATTTAATAGACCTTCGCCATCGCCCTGAAAAACAACAAGATTGTTTGGGTCAACAAAACTGCCATCGATTTGATACGCAACAATTTCAAATCCCATGCCATCGGTTTGAATAGTAACGCGCTCCGGCGCAATTCTTTCCATTGCTCGGATTCTTCCGGTGTCTGCATAACGCTCGTTGACGTATGCATACGCGCTTGGGTGAAGAATCAAATCTGAAATCAACCATGACCAAAACACACTTCCGGCGATGCGTGGGTCGGGCTGATTGATAACGCGTGGAGCTTGTACTTTTTCACCAGTTGCCACATTGCGCACGTGCATAGGCAATGAGGCAATTGTTTGGATGATTCCAATTGAACGTGAAACCGCTGGAATGCTCACTGCTTCCGCGCGTGTAGCTTGTGTAATACCCGCAAAGAAAAATGGTGATGTCTCACTGTAATAAGGCGCGATGCTTGCTGCATCAACCTCAAGTACAGGCTTAGATGCCTCTACTTTTGGAAATAGCACATTGATTAGACCCATGCCGTAATTTTAGGCTGGCTATAGCACTCAACCCACCATGATGTCTAGGTCTGTCTCTGGGCGTGTCGCAAAGTGTGTTACTAATGCCGTGGCCACGCTAGCCGCCACTGCCGTCGATGACGCGCGCCTACCTATAACCCAACCGCCATCGCCTCGACGTAGCTGCACGGCTGAAAGCATTTGGGCTGTCAATTCAGGATTTGGCTTGTACCGCAGCCGACCGCTGTTAATCGCGCCCAGCATTTCATCACAAGCTTGTGGGTAGGCGGCGTCCATGTCAAAAGTCGGGATGCCAGCTGGTGCAAGGCGGGACGCAACCGCGCCACTGGTACGACGGCTGTAAAGGACATGCTCAATCGGATATTTGCGGGCATATACGGCCAAGTCATTTGCAATGGCCTTGTCATCAAGTTGCAGCGGGTTTTCCCATGTGTGCAGTAGCTTCACCCCAAAGGTTTCGTTTCCTAGCTTCTGCGCGCCAACAAGTGCCGCAAATTTTCTGTCCGGACTTAAATCAACGCCAAGCCACGTAAGCTCATCCTCTTTTAAATCAAAATCAGGCTCGGAGCAGGCAGCCCACTTTGAAGAATCCACGCAGCTCTGAATCGACTGCACCCATCTGCAAAGGACTTCCGTTTGAACTACGTCGGGCGGGTCATTAAACACGGCTCGGATATTGTCGGGGTGAATAGTGATGCCAAGTGCGGGATTGCTATAAGCGGCATTTTCTAGGCTGACCTCATCGGTAGGCGCAGACCACTCAAAGTAGCCGATGTCATCTTTTGCCCCGCCGATGGCCTGCATAGCTCTTTGTCTAAATTGATTCAGCACAATGCTTGCGGCATCTCCGGCGTTGGTGTAGCTAATAATCATCGGATTCTTTGCCGCCATCAAGGTATAACGCAGCGACGCAAAAGATTCCAAATCTGTCATCTCGCGCAGCTCGTCAAGGTGGATTGTCTCCGGCTTGCTTACGCCACGTGCGCTTGAACCACCAGCCTTGATAATAAAGCGCGTCCCGTGCAAAGTCTCGATTTCCTCTGACCCATGTGACCACCGGATACGTTTGACCTGTTTGGCCAAGTAATCGCTACCCTCGATAAGCGACACCAGCTGCCTAAACTGCTCCAAGGACGTAGATAGCGTGTGCGCTGACCCGATTTGCAGCGATTCTTTCCATAGGAAAAGACCGCCCAAGATTCTAAGCTGCATCAAAAAACTTTTGCCGTTTTGACGTGCGACACAGCCGACGACCACAGGGCTAGCCCACCTCCCATTTGGCAAGACCTTGTGGCTATGCTCAAGGAAGAATTTTTGCCAAGGCATTAGCTCGATGTCGATTTCCGACGCTAAATCCACCAGTTCAAGCCCGCGGGAAGGCAAATCGTTAAGCGGCGTGTGGATTCTAGGGGTTGTGTGTCCATAAAGGCCTTCTGTGTCCCTACCCAAAACCGATTGCAGCCGATTTGAGCCGTTTTGAGGCTCTTGGTGTCCTTCTAGGGCTTCTGCGTGGCTAGTCATGGCTTCTTGAGTCGTTTTTGGGGGTAATTAAAACAG